TAAAATTTTTGTGAAACATCTTTTTTGTTCTTCAAATAAAGTATATAGTTATTCGCGCCACTGTAACTATCAAGCAGTTCTAAGGCTTTATGTTCAATAAGTGTTTTAGACTCCAAAATTTCTTTTTTTAAAAAATACCAATAAAAAAGATATTTATCAATAAAACAAGAAAAATGAAAAGTAGTGTACCCATTTCTAGATTAGGTAAATTTTTTGGGGATCAAGATTTCCAATTAGAAATTGGTATGGGTCAAGAGTGGTTAATTGGTGATATGAATTTTACTTGTGTGCTTTATAGAGTAGATAAAAACAAAATCAAAACAGACGACGTATATGGTGAAGTAGTTGAGGATGGAATTAAGTTTTTACCACCTGTTGAGTTTAATGCGTATGTTGCGATTGCGGCGCCTGAAAATAAAATGATAGGATCCTCTCGTATGGATCAGTTTGAACCTGGAAATATTACCATGTCTGTATATTTAAAAACTTTAAATGATTTAGATATAGAGATTTCTTTTGGTGATTATGTTGGGTATTATGATAGTGAAAATTTTGTAAGATACTACACCGTGGTTAATGACGGTCGTGTAGTTTCAGATATTAAACATACGTATAAAGGATTTAAACCTTTCTATAGAACAATAATTGCGTCCCCTGTTGGACCGAATGAATTTAGAGGATTATAATGGCATTACCAAAAAAACAACCTGTTAAACCATCAATACCATTAACATACCCAAAAACTCTATTACCACGTAGGGAAGAGTTGAAGGATATGATAACTAAGGACGGAACTTACCTTCCTAAGTCTTTGTTGCATGCAGATTTGGATGGTGGGTTTTTGGATTTTGTTAAAGAAACATTAAAAATTACATCCGAAGGAAAAACAATTCCTGTTGTTGATGTATTGATAACAACTCAAAACTGGTCTCAATTTGTTGAGACTTGGGATTTTCAAAATATAGATAAAAATATTGAACCCCCATTTATAACGGTAATTAGAAATCCTGAAGTTAAATATGGTAATAATCCTTCTGTAATGTACAATATACCTAACAGAAGAATGTATTATTATATGGAAGTACCTACTTGGGATGGTAATAGAAAAGGGGCCGATATTTATAAAATTCCACAACCAGTTCCTGCTGATTTCAAATATACAGTAATAATTGTTTGTAACAGAATGAGGGAGCTGAATACTATGAATAAAAAAGTTTTAACAACTTTCGCATCAAGACAGGCATATCAAAATATAAAAGGTCATTACATTCCAATTATAAACGACGCAATGAGTGATGAATCAGTTTTAGATTTAGAAAAAAGAAAATATTATATACAAAAATATGATTTTACAATGTTAGGATTTTTAATCGACGAAGAGGAATTTGAAGTCTACCCTGCTTTGTCAAGAACTTTTCAAATGTATGAAATTGATCAAAGACCAGTCAAGAGACCAAGAAAAAAACAACAACCAATAGAAAACGAAGTTATATCTTTAATATATACTGAAGGGGTCGTATCTAAAGAACATTTTTTTGAATATACTTGTGATTTATTATTTGACAACACAGATAACATTTCATCTTATTCTGTTTATATAAACGAAAATTATTTCGGAGATGACGTTAATAAGATTCAGATCAACACTAACGATTTGTTAAGAATAGATGTTGTTAAACAAAACAATTTAAATGATGGTATAATTACATTTACACAATTCCTTGTTTAATTTTCACCGTATATATCTTTTTTTTCTTTACACTTTTCTAATATTAAATTTTCTAAAAACCTATACATTTTAATTCCACGTTTGTCGCAATATTTTTTTAAGACTTCGTGAACTTCGATGTCAATCTTAAGGTTTTTTATCTTCTTATTATCTTTAGACATAGGGGCAGAATAAAGGTAGAATAAAATCTTACCAAAATATAAATACTTTGTATAATGTAAAGTTTTTCCTATTTTCAGAAGTATTTATAGGAAAAATAAATAAATAAAAAGACATTTCTAATATGGCAACTAACAGTAAAGTTTTTGTTTCACCGGGTGTATACACCTCAGAAGTAGATCTTAGCTTTGTGGCACAGAGTGTTGGGGTGACGACTTTAGGTATCGTTGGTGAGACTTTAATTGGTCCAGCCTTTGAACCAATCTTCATCACAAATTTTGATGAATTCCAAACAGTATTTGGTGGGACTTCACCTGAAAAATTTGTTAACACACAAATCCCAAAGTATGAGGCTTCATACATAGCTAAAGCATACTTACAACAATCAAATCAATTATTTGTAACAAGAATCTTAGGATTATCAGGATATGATGCAGGACCATCTTGGTCTATCACCACAGTCGCAAACGTAAACCCAACAACAATTGGTCAATATTGTTTGAGTTCTGTAACTGATTATACTACATGTGTTACAACTTGTGTAACTCCTAAAGTATTAACATTCACAGTAGATTTTACAGGATGTACAAACAGTATTGATACAATAATGTTTGAAACTTTATTTCCTTCAGAAATCGAGGACATTTTAACAACTCAGTTTGAACAGTTTAATGGGTCTACTTCAACACTTGACGATGAAATTAAAACATTGATTTATAATGTCATAACTGACGCAACACCATACACTGCTGAGGATGAATTGATTTCATATTTTGGTTCTATTGACACAGACGACTATAATATTTTAAGTGGTGCTGGTTGGACCGCAGAAACTAATGTTTTCAACGTACCATCAGTTTCATTAGATGATACAAACTTATCATCTTCACTTAATGATCCTTGGTATTATGCATTGTTTACAAACAACGGTAATACAAATTATTCAGGGTTTTCGTTCTATACGTTTGTTTCAGGACTTACGGCATATTACCCAACACCTACACCTACACCAGGAGCTTCGTCTTCGCCAACACCAACACCGTCATTTATAAATCCGTGTATTACTCCTTCACCATTCATTTCACCAACTCCTACACCTACACCTGTTAATATAGATTGTTATACGGGTACTGTTGTTGGTAAAATTTATTATTATACAGGAACATCATACGTGGATTATGATAACGTAGTTGTTGCAACATTAAGATCAAGAGGTATTTCAACATACACAACAGACAACAACCCAGCATATTCTGTAACGGCAACAACAGACGCTAGTTTAGATATGACAGGTCAATATGCTGGTGTTCTTAAAAATCCTTACTTGACTTTTGGTGTGAATTGTATTGATAAGTTTGGACAAAACTTCTTCTTTGAAACATCTTTAACTCAAAATGACCCTGAATACATTTCTAAAGTATTTGGTATTACCAATTTCCAAAAACCAAGAATTGAAGTTCCTCTATTCAATGAGGAAGTTTTCCAATCATGGTTAAATTATTCATGGAGAAAAGGATATGTTAGAGGTCTTAACCCTAACTTTATTGAATTAGATTCTGCACAAAGTGGTGATCCTAACTCAATTGGTTGGTATTTGGATAGATATCAAACACCTAACTCTCCTTGGGTTGTTTCTGAATTAAGAGGTAATAAAGTTTATGACTTATTTAGATTCTATACTATTTCTGATGGTGATGCCGCAAATACTTTAATAAAAGTTTCAATTGTCAATCAAACATACTCAAACTTAACTTTTGATGTGTTAATTCGTGATTATTTTGATACTGATGCGAATCCTGTGGTTATTGAGAAATTTACTAATTGTACAATGGATCCAGGACAAAATAACTTCATTGCCAACAAAATTGGTACACTTGATGGAGAATACATATTGAATTCTAAATACGTTATGGTTGAGATGAATGAGGACGCACCAATTGATGCTCTACCTTGCGGATTCAACGGATTCAACTTTAGAAATTATGCAGGTGCTAACTCACCATTCCCTATCATTAAAGGAAAATATGACTTCCCTGGTGAAGTAATCTACGATCCACCATTTGGTCTATCTTCAGGAAACAACGACGCTTTAGTTAGTTCAGGAGATAATGTTAGAAGAACTTATTTAGGTATATCTAATAGTTTAGGTTGGGACCCTGCTTACTTCGAATATGTTGGTAAGAGAAACCCAATCAATTCTTGTGATATCGATGGTTTACCATTCAATTACAGATCAGCTGGTTTCCACATGGACGTAAATGCTAGTGGTATCACAATTGGACCTGAGTTCTCAACAAGTGGTGACCCAAGATTTATCTGTGGTAATTCACCATTCATTACAGAACCTGAACTTCCAACAAACGCATACTACAGATTGTTCGCACGTAAGTTTACATTCTTAGTACAAGGCGGATTTGACGGATGGGATATCTACAGAGAATACAGAACTAATACGGACCAATTCCAAATTGGTAGAGCCGGATTCTTAAGAGGGGCTTGTCCTTCAACTAGATACCCTAACGCAACAGGATGGGGAGCATTCAAAGAGATATCTCTTGGTGATGGTACTCAAAACTTTGCAAATACTGACTATTACGCTTACTTGTTAGGTCAACAAACATTCTCTAACCCTGAAGCGGTTAACATTAACGTGTTTGTTACACCAGGTATTGACTATGTAAATAACAGTAATCTTGTTGAAGCGGCGGTTGAGATGATTGAGTTCAACAGAGCAGATTCATTATACATCTGTACAACCCCTGACTATGACCTTTATAGTCCTACAACTACAGGTCTTGATTTATTTATCTACCCAACTGAAGCGGTTGATAACTTAGATAATACAGGAATTGACTCTAACTACACAGCCACTTACTATCCGTGGGTATTAACAAGAGATAGTGTAAATAACACACAAATCTACATCCCACCGACAGCTGAGGTAACAAGAAACTTAGCATTGACAGATAATATAGCATTCCCTTGGTTTGCGGCGGCAGGTTATACTCGTGGTATTGTTAACTGTGTTAAGGCTCGTAAGAAGTTGACACAAGAAGATAGAGACATCCTTTACGTAGGTAGAATTAACCCAATCGCAACCTTCTCTGACGTAGGTACAGTAATTTGGGGTAACAAAACTTTACAAGTAAGAGAATCGGCTCTTGACAGAATCAACGTTAGAAGATTGTTGTTACAAGCTCGTAAGTTGATTTCAGCAGTATCTGTAAGATTGTTATTTGAACAAAACGACGCACAAGTAAGACAAGACTTCTTAAATGCGGTTAATCCAATCTTAGATGCGATTAGAAGAGACCGTGGTTTATATGACTTCCGTGTTACGGTTTCTTCAGATCCTGAAGATTTAGATAGAAACCAAATGACTGGTAAGATCTATATTAAACCTACAAGATCTCTTGAATTCATCGACATTACATTCTACATCACTCCAACAGGAGCTTCGTTTGAGAATATATAATGTGGTTAATAAAAATAAGAAGGGGGACAATAGTTCCCCTTTTTTTATTTTAGTTGATATTTATTGTTATGAATTATAAAAAAGTTGTTAAAGAAATTATTTCAGAGATTATTCACGATCAAATGAAACCAACAATGAAGTACTATGCTTTTGATTGGGATGATAATTTAATGTACATGCCAACTAAAATATATCTTAAAGATGAGGATGGTAAAACGGTTGGTATGTCCACTGAAGACTTTGCCGAATATAGAACTGAAATTGGTAAAGAACCTTTTGAGTATGAAGGACACACGATAGTTGGATTTGATGAAGATGCATTTATGGATTTCAGGGTGCCGGGGGACAGTGCATTTATAAAGGACGCTATGAGGGCTGAAACGGGTCCTGCATGGAGTGATTTTGTAGAGGCTGTAAATAACGGGTCGGTTTTTGCAATCATTACAGCAAGAGGTCATACCCCCTCGGTTCTTAAAAATGCAATTTACAATTTAATTAAGAAAAACAAACACGGGTTAAGTGAAAAAGAACTTGTTAAAAATCTAAAAAAATATAGAGATTTAGCGGATGAGGATGAATTATCGGATGATGAATTAGTTAGAGCTTACTTAGACATGAACAAGTATCATCCTGTTAGTTTTGGTGAAGGTTCTGCTGCAAATCCTGAAGCTCTTAAAGTAAACGCAATGAGAGAGTTTATGTCGTATGTTCAAGACTTATCAAGAAAATTACAAGAAAAGGCCTTTATGAAAAATAAAATAAGTAATTACTTTATACCTTATATTGGTTTTTCAGATGACGATTTAAGAAACGTCCAAGCAATGAAGAAACATTTTGATGATGAATCTGGATTAGATATTTATCATACAGGAGGAGGAAAAAAAACTAAATTTGAATAATAACTGGAACTAGTTAAGATATAATGTGAAAAAAATTTGAAGTAAATAGAAAATTTTTCAAAACACACTATTTATAATAAAAATAAAACAAAACAAAAAAAATAAAATATGGCTGATTTGTTAATGAAAATGCCGATCCCTTACGAACCGAAAAGGGAGAACCGATGGGTTTTAAGATTTCCTTCATCACTTGGTCTGAACGAGTGGTATGTATCAACTACATCTAGACCAAAATTAACTATAAAATCGGTACCCATTGATTTCTTAAACACCAAAACATATGTTGCGGGTATATTTGAATGGCAAGAATTACCGGTGAGTTTCCTTGATCCAATTGGTCCTTCGGCATCTCAAGCTGTTATGGAATGGATTCGTTTATGTGCGGAATCAGTAACAGGACGTATGGGTTATGCTGCGGGTTACAAAAAAAATGTTGACCTTGAAATGTTAGACCCAACAGGTGTTGTTGTTGAAAAATGGATTTTAGAAGGTACATTTCTTTTAGGGTATGATGGGGGTCAATTGCAATATTCTTCAGATGGTATCGCTAAAATATCATGTACCATGAGAATGGACCGTTGTATATTAGTATATTAAAAAAAATATAATTTACAGGAAAGACCGTATACTTTACTAGTTACGGTCTTTTTTTATTTTTAAAAGAAAAGAAATTTATATATGGAAAATGATAGTTATAAAGCAGGACAAATGGGGTTTAACTTACCTCACGATATAATTGAATTACCTTCACAAGGTTTATATTATAAATCAAAAAGGAAAAGTGTAAAGATTGGTTATTTAACAGCGTCAGATGAAAATATATTATCAAATTTTGATATATCTAAAAACATTACTGATGGGATAATTTTACCTGTCTTACGTAATAAACTTTATGAGAAAGATTTACGACCTGAGGAATTATTAGATGGTGATGTTGAGGCGATTCTTTTGTTCTTACGAAACACGGCATTTGGACCCGAATACAAAGTTAGTGTTACGGATCCAAAAACCGGTGATTTATTTACCGCATCAATTTTGTTAGATGAATTAAACTATAAAAAAACTGAACATACACCTGATGAAAACGGGTTGTTTAATATAGAACTCCCAATTAGTAAAACAAAAGTAGCACTCAAAATATTAAACTTGTCAGAAAGAATAGAAATTGATAAAATTTTGAAATCTTATCCTAACGAAAGAGTTTCACCATCTGTAACTACAAAACTAATTAAACAAATTCATTCAATCGAAGGTGATGTAGATAAAAACAAAATTGCGGTTTTTGTTGAATCCATGCCGATTGGAGATTCAAAATTTATTAGAAGGTTCATTTTTGATAATGAACCAAGATTAGACCTTAGAAAAGAAGTTATAGCCCCGTCTGGAGAAAAAGTAATGGTCGACATTACTTTTGGGGTGGAATTTTTTCGGCCTTTCCTTTCAGTATAAGTCATTCTTATTAGATGAATTTTATTATTTTTCAAAAATTTTCAGAACTCAATATTCTGAGTTCATGTCAATGCCAACTTACGTTAGAAAATATTTAATCAATAAACATGTTGGTGAAATTCAAAATCAATAATCAAATATTTATCATAAAGTAAAAATATAATGGGAGGTGGAACTACAGGCGGTAATGAAGGAGGTGGTAACTCACCAAAATCTGAAGACCAAGTAATTAAAGAATGGCTTGCGAAACAAGGCAAGGAAATGGGTTTGGATGCTGCCCAAGGTAATTACAAGCAAGAATACGTACAACAAATAGGATATAACCCCAAACAAGTTAAAGAAACAATAGACGGGGTAGTGAAAGCGACAGCTCAAGGTCTTGCCGATCAATCAGTTTTTACCACTTTAGATGAACAAGCAACAAGTGTAAGTAATAGTTTTGGTATTGCTAAAGGTAGAATGGAAGAGTTTAGGCAAGTAATTGCGGATGCTTCACCAACTCTTGTTAAATTAGGTATTGATCAGACTGAAGCCGCGGCGAATTATACAAAAATTGCGGACGCAATGGGAGGTGCTGTAAGTATGGGTACTGAAGCTATTGTTGAAATGTCTGCAGCAGCAAAAATTTCAGGAACTGATGCTGGCGCATTAGCTGCAAAATTTAGAGAAGTAGGTGTTTCTGTTTACGATGCTGGAGATCAAATGAAGGAAGTTGCTAATTATGCGAGAAACGTGGGTGTTTCAGTATCCGCAGTATCGTCAGGAGTATTATCCAACTTGAACAAATTGAACACAATGAACTTCCAAGGAGGAGTTGAGGGACTTACTAGAATGGCGGCTCAAGCGGCAAGATTAGGGGTAGACATGGGTAAAGTTTTACAAACCGCAGATTCGTTAATGGACCCTGATAAGGCAATCGACATGGCAGCAAGTTTACAAAGACTTGGAGTTACCTCAAGTGCACTTCTTGATCCATTACGTGCAATGGATATGGCTCAAAACGATCCCGAAGCTTTACAAAATGAAATGTTAAACATTTCAAAAGAATTTACCAAGTTCAATGAACAATCCGGTAAATTTGAAATTATGCCAGGTGCTAAAAGAAGATTGAAAGAAGTTGCGGGAGCGTTAGGAATGAGTGCCGATGAATTAGCTAAAATGTCAATTCAATCAGCTGAGTTTGACAAAAAACTCTCTCAGTTAAAATTACCAAGTTTCGCTGAAGGTGATGAAGAAACAAAACAGTTAATTGCGGGTATGGCTCAGATGAAAGGAGGAGTTGCGACTGTAAATGTGAAAGACGAAAAAACTGGTGAAGTTTTACTAAAACAAGTAGATCAACTAACACCTGAAGACATTCAAAAACTTAAGGAGTCTCAAACAGAGCAAGCAAAATCAGTTGAAGAATTAGCCTACGATCAATTAACTCAGTTACAACAAATAAATTCTGGAATAAACGGAGTAAAGGCTGCAGCAGCTTTTGGTACTGCAACCGCTGAACCTATTGAAAAATTAGTTGGAACTTTAAGTGGGGTTTCAGGCCAAATTTCAAAAGATTATGGGTCTAGAGCGGAAACAAAAGATTTTAGAAAAGGTGCTGAAAGCATTGGTCAACCAATTGAAGATGTGATTACTGCCGCAATCAGAGGTGATGAGGCTGGTCAAAAAAAGGCAGTAGAAGAATTATTTGCAAATTTAAAGACACAAGAACAGAATTTTGTTACAAATCAAACAAAATATATCCAAGAGACATTTGCAAATGTGTCTAATGTCATTAAACAAAATTATTCAAAACCCGTAGAAACTAAAACAACTGCAGATATAAATGTTAATATGAGTATTACAGGAGATGCAAATGTTAAAGATATGGATTTGAATGCTGTACAAGATAAAATAGTTAAGTTTTTAACACAAAGTGCTGAAGGTAAAGCATTACTAAAAGAAGCTGTTGAAAATAAAAACGCACCACAAACCGCACAAGGAACTAAAACCCCATGATTTTATTTATAAAAAACCACACTAACTCTATTTATAAAATAAAAAAGTATGGCTGAGAGTTTTTTATCTTTTGGAAATTCAGAAACATTTAGAAAACAACTATTAGTTAGAAACCTAACACCATATAGTGTGCCAGGTAGTTATACATCACCTGGAAATCCAATCAATTATGAAACCAATCTAACGGTGACTAATGTTATTGATTCACCTAACAATTATGTTTCTACAAATTTATTTGCCAAAGATCTCTATCCTTTAAACGAATATGGCCCTGATGGAGGATTCGGATCACCAATTGATGTAAATTTTACTCCATCAACAAATAACCCCGAAGGTACTAACCAAGGACCATACTACCCAAAAAATGGAACTGACTTAGATATTATAAATGAATTTTTCATTGAGTCAGCATACGTTACAAATAAATGGGGACCTTCAGGAGGATATAAAGACTTAGTTATAATTACAGATATACAAAATGGAGGAAACATATATCAACCATATTGGGATCCGTCATACTATAGTTACTCATCATACCCAACGTTTAATGTTATATTTCAAGACGACCCTGTTGGATCTAATGGACCACTATCTTCAGATACATTCTTAGCTAAAATTGGAGCTAGTCAATTAAAATTTGCATTTGATGAGAGAGTTGCTCAAGAAATACAACAAGCAACTATTGGAGCTATAAATTTGGATACGATTAGTGACCCTTTTTCTGCAAGTTTATTAGCAACAGGACAACAACCATTTTTTATTAGAAATTGGAAAATTACTGTCCCTGAAAATCCTGTACTGGCAACTGTATCTTTGGCTAACAGACTTACAGGAACTTATTTTCCCGTATCGTTTATACCTGGTGATTATTTTGATGATGATAACCCAATTAACAAACCACAAACAGAAGCGGCATTAGGTGTTGCAAATAGTTTAACAGGTGGATTATTAGCCCCTATATTAAATAAGTACAGGAGTCCTTCTGAAGTTTTTGTTGCTAATACGGGTAATGGTCAAAGATCTGCACTTTTTTCTGCATTAGATTATAATTTATACAGACCGGCATATAACAGAGGTTTAATTGGTGGTTTAATTGCAAATGCTTCCGCCGCAGTTAACAGGTTGTTTGATCAAGATAAAGCTCAATCGTCAGGATATTATGTGGGAAATGAAAATGCGGAACCTTCACAAATAGATGGTCCTGCAAACCAATTACCGGTAAACCAATTTGGGGTACAACAACAAAGTATTGTTTATGGACCTCAAGAATTAGGTATTTTATATGAAGGTAATGAAAATCAACTTAATTTTGGTTTAAAAGGTAAATCTTATACTGATGGTGGTGGTACCTCAGGGCAATTAGTTTGGACATCACCCAAATACAAAGGAAATGCCGGATTCCGAGCGACTGTTGGTGGAGGTGCAGGTAGTTTAGATGATGAATTTAATCAGATATCGGCGGATTATTTAAGATATCAATCAACTGATATACCATTCAGACCTGGATCAATCTTGGATGAAACACAAAGAATTATAAATTCTGCGGACCAAGTACAAGGAGAAACTAGATTGAAACATGTTGGTACAGCAATGAACCAAGTATCTAAAGTATTTAATGATGGTTATAAAGAACTTACAAAAGGTTCTAGAGTGTTATCATACGTAAATCAAGCGGATGGTACACAAGCAGGATTAGAGTATTGTAGGGTGTTCCAAAAAGACACACCATATTACACTTATGCTGACCTACAAAAAGTTGACGGTATTACAACTTCAGGTAGAAGATTTGATTATTCAATACTTGACAATACATATAATTTGAATATTGCACCATTGAAAAATCCAGGATCAACAAATATAGTTGATGGTAAAGTTAAAAAATATATGTTATCTATTGAAAACTTAGCTTGGAGAACATCAGACAGACCGGGTTATACTTATGATGACCTTCCTGTTTGTGAAAGAGGTCCTAACGGTGGTAGAATAATGTGGTTTCCACCATATAATTTAAAGTTTAGTGATGATGCTAAACCCGACTTCAATGGGACATCATTCTTGGGTAGACCCGAACCAATATATACTTACAAAAACACGTCAAGAACTGGATCACTACAATTTTCAATAATTGTGGATCACCCATCAATGATGAATACAATTATTGAAAAACAAATGCAAGGAGCGGACCGAGAAAGAGTTCAAAGTATAGTTGATTCCTTTTACGCCGGATGTACTAAATATGACTTATATGAATTAGCAATTAAGTTCAATACAATACCGACTAAAGATTTATATACTTACCAACAAATATTAAACAACCCAAGATTAACATCTGAAGAGCAAGTTGAGGTATTTCAAAGTATACCTGTTGAACAGACTAGTACTACTGAAGGTAGTGCTTCAGGGGGGGACCAAAACGCTAACACAACTGCTGCTGGTACAGAAGAACAACAAAATCCTGAATTTGTCGAAACAGATTTAAGTAACTACATCGGCTACGGTTTTTATTTTGAAAATGATGTACCTGGAGGTCCTAATGGAACAAAACCTGGTGAAGATAAAACAAAAGGAGTTTCAGCCTATAATTATAGTTACTACTATAATCAATATATTGGTTTATTACCAACATATGAATCTAAAGCACCCGCCAAAGTTTATGTTGGTACTGAGGAATTTTTAGCGGCGGGTATACCAAATTTCTTTTCAAGCGTTATAGAGGGAAACTTTAACCTAATTCAAAATGAATTGGTAAAACAAAAGATTGATGAGATACTTGTTAAAAAGAAAGGAAAAATCGAAATAGAACTTGTAGGTTCTGCGTCAGCACCACAAACAGTATCATATAATAAATTATTATCTGAAAGAAGAAACTTCTCAGTTCAAAAATGGTTTTTAGATCAAAAGTTAAGTGACGGAAAAACAATCAGACAATACCAAGAACAAGGTAGCTTCAAAGTTATTTTAAGTCCAAACGGAGAACAATTAGTAATACCGAAAACAAAAGAAATTGCCTCGGCAACAACAGAAACAACTGATATAAGTGTCACAAATGCACAAGGCGGTAATGTATTAAGTGCAAGTGTTGATTGTACTAAAAATATAACACAAGCTCCTGTAACCAATCCTGCGTCAGGAGATAGCCCTGA